TGTGATTTCCCTCCCCGAAACATCAAAATATTTTTTTAGTGCCTCAGATAGCTCGACGGAGCGAAAGTCGGAACGCCTTGCCGATTTCTGGGGCATTAGTTGAAAGAAAACACATTTAAAAGGCGCATGAAAGGCGGTGCAAAATGGCTACGAGCAGGAAAGGAACAACCAGCACAACTTCAACATCGAAAAAGCCCGTAAAAAAGGCAACTTCGAGCAGAAAAACGGTCAAAAAAACGACAAGTGTTAAAAAAGTGGAAAAAAAGGACGATTTTCCACACGTTTTGACACCTGCTGAACAACTCTGTTCGAACGTTCGGGAAGATATCAAGCCGCAGGTCGTTACATTGGCGAATGCGGTCCTTGCGATTCAGGCAAAAATCGAAAAGGAGATCCCGAAATATGGACGGATGAAGCTCGCACAAAGAGTAAAAGTCGGTACCGGAGAGAAGATCATTCGTGCGAATCCTGAGATTCAGGAGTTCAGAGCGACTGTTCGTGATTATGCCACCAGTTTGAACAGCTTACAGATGATCCTGACAGAAAATAAAGCGCCTACGCAGGTTTCTGACATGGATTCACTCATGAAGAAGTTCAAAATAGCGAAGTAATGAAAGTAAAAGAAGCTGCAAAGGTACTACTTGGGTACACGGAGCCGAGGTTATTCACTAAGCCGCTCAGAAAGCTGACCCCGAAGACATCTTTAGGGTTTGCGGCTATTGAATATGCAAGGGTAATTCTCCACAAGGAGTTATATCCTTGGCAGGAATGGGCTCTGATCCATGCTCTTGAGATAGTAGGCGATCTTGAGAAGAAATGGCGGTTTAGATTCCGCACCGTCCTGTTTCTGATATCCAGGCAGAACGGAAAGACAGTTCTCAGCGAGGTATTAGCATCATTCTTCTTGAATTTCCTCGGAGTCAGTTCCATATTCGGGACTTCACTTTCCTTGGATAAGGCAGAGGAAGTTTGGGATGCAACTGTCAAAGATCAGGAAGAGACCCCTGAGCTTGCGGGACAAGTTGAAAAAGTTTCCCGCACTAACGGAAGTAAGAGGCTAATACTCTCAAACAATAGAGTTTATAAGGTTGGAGCACCCACAAGAAGGGCGGGCCGTGGTGATTCGAATGATATGGTCATGCTCGATGAGGTCCGTGAGCATAGAGACTGGGAAACATGGTCAGCGGCGGCGGCTTCAACAAATGCAAAGCCGAACGGAATAATCTTCTGCTTTTCAAACGCAGGTGATCCCGATTCGGTTGTACTCAGACAGCTTCGTAGTCAGGCGGTCGCAATCATTGAGGGAACAGATGCACAGGATTTCGGTGGTGAAGTAGATGCCGATACCTTGGGGCTGTTCGAGTGGTCGGCACCGGACGGAGCTAAGACCGATGATCCCGAAGCACTGGCTCAAGCAAATCCTGCATTGGGATATGGTCGCTTGACTATGAGAGCTTTACTTGCATTAAGGGCAACATCACCCGAGAGCAAGTTCAGATCCGAGTCGATGTGTCAGCAGGTTGAAACGATTCTTCCTGCGCCGTTCCCGGATAAAGCATGGGAAAACGGGGTTGACGAGAAGTCAAACATCGCTCCGGAGTCGGTTTTATATTATGGCATCGACATGTCCGCAGATAGAAGATGGACTACAATAAGCGTTTGCGGACTTAGAGAAGACGGTAATTATCATATCGAGGTAGTAGCGAGAAGAGTCGGATGTGATTGGGCGATTGATTGGTTCAGAACAAGAGCCTTAAGAGGCCCGATGAATCTTTGCTTTCAGGAACGTGGAGCTCCTGTTGCGGGACTTGCAGAGCAGATCTGCACGATTCCGAACATAAACAGGATAGCAATCTCGGGGCCCGACCTGACAAATGGTTGGGGTAGGTTCTGGGATGGTATAGCAGCATCGGTTCCTGAAGAACACAGAGGCGGTACAAGAATATACCACTTGCCTCAGCCTGTTATGGATGCGCCGGCGAAAACAATGCAGTTAAGAAATTTAGGGGGCGGTGTAAAACTTCCCGACCGCACAAAATCCCCCGATGATATAGCTCCTTTATATGCTTGCATCATGGCATTTACGGGAGCAACAAGAACAAGTGAGAAACAGGGGAAGATTTACGAATCGTCATACGCAAGCGGATCATTCCTTGCGTTCGTATGAGGAGCAAAAAGATGGCGTTAATCCAGAGATTTTTAAGAAGATATTTAGGCGAAAGCGATTCATTTTTTAGATTCGAAATAACACCTGCAGCTGTTCCTTCGATTGAGGGACAGGTGCCTAATGAATTGTATGCTTCGCAGGCAAACGTTCAGGCGGTTGTCAGCTTCCTTGCTGATAGTGTTGCTCAGCTTCCGCTCAAAGTCTATGTCCGTGAAGGCGAGACTGACAGAAGAAGAGACAGGACATCCGTAGCCGCAAGAACTCTTTGGAGACCTAACGCAGATCAGACCGAGTATGAGTTCATAAATGCTCTTATGATTGAGTATTTCCTCAATGGAGCAGCTATTGTGTGGCATCTTCCCGATCCGGATTATGAGTCAGGGAATCAGCTGAGGATTATTCCGAGGGCATGGATCGTTGATTCTAATTTTGACACAGCATATTCGCTCAGCAGCATAACCATAAGAGCGAGAGGGAATGCTCCCGCAGTAAAGATTCCCGCAGAAGATTTCACGTTCTTCAAGTATTACATGCCCGGAAAACCCGGTGAATTTATCAGCCCCGTTTCATCTCTTAAGCAGATCTTAAGTGAGCAGATCCAGGCCGATAAGTTCCGCTCCCAGATATGGAGATCATCGGGAAGATTCAATGCTTACATCACAAGACCCAAGGATGTAGCAGCATGGGACGATGAAACCAAGAAGAAATGGGTCGAGGCATTCCGTGAAGGTTGGGGAGCCGGTGGAAGTTCCGCTGGTAAGATTCCTCTTCTTGAAGACGGAATGGAAATCAAGCCTTATCAGTTCAATGCAAAGGAAGCACAGTATGCAGAGACAAAACAGCTGTCCCGTGAGGACGTTGCCGCTGCTTATCATGTAAACCCTTCGCTTATTTGGCACACAAATACACAGACATTCGCATCAGCAAAGGACAACGCAAGAGCACTCTATTCTGATTGCCTCGGACCTGTCCTTCAGATGCTTCAGCAAAGAATAAACACATTCCTGCTTCCGATGCTCGGAGCTGATCCTAATACTTACGTTGTGTTTGACCTTACCGAAAAGCTCAAGGGCTCCTTCGAAGAAAGAGCATCAATCCTTCAGAGTGCTGTCGGCGGTCCTTACATGCTGAGAAATGAAGCAAGAGCAGACATGGATCTTCCTCCTCTTCCTCCTGAAGTTGGCGATCAGCTGATCGTTCCCATGAACGTCAACAACGGAATCGACAATCCCGCAGTAGAGGAAGAAGAAACCGCAAAGATGCGCTTTATCTCAAAGAAATCGAGAGAGAGCACTCACATCAAAGGCAAAGCCACTGACAAAGAGAACGAAGCAGTTTCGAAAGTGATTGAGAAGTTCTTCAAACGTCAGGCAAAGAGCATAATCCCTAAGATCGGAGCGGGTAAAGAATGGTGGGATGAGGTCAGATGGAACAGTGAACTTGCAGAAGACCTTGATCCTGTCATCTTCGAGATTGCCTCAGAACATGGGGCAGAGATAGCCAAGGAGCTCGGCACCGAGTATTACCCTGGCAAAACGGTCAACTACATCAAAGCACTCGCTGAAGGCAGAGCAAAAGCTATCAACTCTGCAACCAAGAAAAAGATAGATGAGGTCATCGAGAGCGATCCTGAAGACCTCGAAGAAGAAATCGATCACGTTTACGAAGTAAGAGAAGGCAAGGATGCAAACCTTCTCGGAATGGCACTTGCAACAGCTGCAACGGGCTGGGCTATCGGTGAAGCGTGTAGACAGGCTAAAGATCAGGGGTATTCAGCAGAGGTTTATAAGACATGGGTAACGGGTGAAAATCCCCGTGAAGACCATGCAATGATGAACGGCGAGACGGTTCCCGTAGATCAGACATTTTCGAACGGTGCCGACTGGCCCGGAGATGACATTCTCGGTCCCGATGGTACCTGTGGATGTAACTGCACAACAGAGATAACCATCACAAGGAGGTAACACAGTGGAAGAAAGATTATATAAGTCATTCGAGCTCAAATCCGATGAGAACGGAATAGTCGAAGGCTATGCGTCAACATGGACGAAGACCCCCGACTCATACGGAGATATCGTCATCAAGGGAGCTTTCACCGAAACTCTTAAGAAGAGAAAAGCGACAGGCCATCCCTTCCCTCTTTGCTTCAATCACGACTTCGATCAGATTATCGGAGCAGTGTTCGAGGCCGAGGAAGATGACTACGGATTGAAGATCAGAGCTTCATTCCTCAACACTCCCGCCGCACAGGAGAAGAGAGAGCTTGTCAAAGAAGGAATCGTTTGGCAGTTCTCCTTTGCATATTCCGTTCTCGGTTCGGAAGCACCCACCGAGGAAGAAAAGAAACAGGGCATTTCCCAGAAGCTCACAAAGCTGGATCTGTATGAGGTATCACTGGTACCCGTTCCTGCAAATCAGACCGCAATCGTCACCGAGATCAAGAATGATGACAATGCAGAGGTCAAGGCAGGCAGAAGAAACAGCGCAAAGGACGAAGAGCTTATAAGAGATGCTATTAGCGCTCTGCAGGCGCTTTTAGATACCGCAGACGAAGATCAGGGAGAGGACGAACCCAAAGCCAACGGGGCACCGGAGGAGCAGAAGGCAAGCAATCCCATGAAAGAAGATCTGCTCACCTACATCAAGTCTATGGAGGAATAGAAAATGAATAAGACTGAAATGCTCGAAGCCAAGAAGGCAGAGCTCGCAGCACTTGCACCCGATATCGAGAACGACGTAGAAGGCGCTCTTGAAAAGGGAGCAGAACTTAAGTCCGAGATCGAGGCTCTTGAAGTCGAGATCAAGAGAGACGAAGAGAAGATTTCTCTTCTCAAGTCCATCGGAACCGCAGAACCTATCAAACAGGAGGAAAAGAATATGAACGACCTTGAGCTTTTCGCACAGAAGTGCGCAGAGATGACCGACAAGAAGGCTGGAGTTACCCAGCACATTAAGGCAGCTACTGATGTTGTTACCGGTGAGACCATCGCTGATATCGACAGACAGGTAGCTCCTCAGCCTACCAGAAGAGCAGCAAGAGACCTCTTCTCAGTAGCACAGATCAGCGGAAACGCTATCACCTACTTCCTTCAGGGAGCATACGAAGGAACTCCCGCTGTTACTGCTGAGAACGCAAAGAAGCCTCAGAACAGCACCAGCTTCACTCCTACCACCCTTTCACTTTCCAAGATCGCTGCTTACATCAAAGAGACCGATGAGATCATCGCTGATGCTCCTTTCCTTGCATCAGAGGTTCAGAACTCCCTTCTCTATCATCTCGGTGTTGTTGAGGATGCAACCCTCATCGGCGCAGTAGCAGGAACCACCGGCATCCTTGCAGGAACCTATGGCTCAGGATCAACCTCAATCGCTACTGATTTCGCAGACGGTATCCTCTACGCTATCAAGGCAATTAAGAGCAATACCGCATACGATGCTTCCGCAGTCATCATCAATCCCGCTGACATGTTCGCACTCATGACCGCAAAGGACAGCAACCTTCAGTACATCGGCGGCGGTTACTTCACCGGTGCTTATGGCAACGGACAGTATCAGCCTGTTAATACTATCTGGGGCGTTCCCATCTTCGAGAGCACCGCAGTATCTGCAGGCTCTGCTCTTGTAGTTGCTAAGCAGGCTGTTAAGGTTTGGGTAAAGGGCGGCGTAGACGTTAAGATCTATGAGCAGAACGAAGACGATGCACTCTACAACAGAGTAACCCTTCTCGCAGAAGAGAGAATCGCTTGCGCTGTTAAGGACCTTAACGGAGTATTCGCTCTTAGCGCAGAATAATTTCAGAGGGGCGGTTAACAGCCGCCCCTTCTTCAGAAGGAGGCAATATGGAACTTTATAGAATGCCTAACGGAATGATCCGACAGTTTGACGGAAACGCACCCGAGGGAGCGGTACCCGTTAAGAAAGCTGTCAAAGTCGTAAAGGCAGCAGAAGAAGTGATCGAAGAGAAAGCGGTCGAAGAGATCAAGAACAAGTCAGTCACACCCACCAAGAACAAGAAAGGAAGCAAGAAATGAGTTTGCTGACAAACTGGGGATATACGCTTGTAAATGCTGAGGCATTGCCTATAGCGATAACCGTAACAGAATTTAATACCTATACCGGGAATAAATATGTCGGAGATACACGTATCGAGCCCAGTATCAAAGCGGCATCACTTGCTTTACAGAATTATTGCGGATGGCACCTTTTTGGGGCTCAGGCTTGTAAGATTTCATGGACCATCAAAAACCGTGGAATCATTATCACCGGCAGAGATCTGCTCATTCAGCTCCCCGCCAGGATGATAACCGGAATCACTTCGGTTACTATCAACGGCGAAGCAACAACTGATTTCACATTCCAGCCTAACGGTCTTTTGACTGTTTATGACGTTTCAATCGGTAGTCGCAGAGACCTGATCGAAGTTGTCTATACGGCAGGAGTGACAAGCAGTGACGCTCTCAAGGAGCTGGTCGCAGATATGGTTACTTTGAAGCTCGCTAAATCCTACGGAGTGACATCAGAAGCGGCAGGCGGTGTATCAATTACCTATAACTCCTCATGGACGAACGGATCTTATGACCGTGTTCTTGAGAACAATGCCGCACTGCTCCATCCGTATAGGCTGGAAGGAGTTTTCTAATGCTTTCGTTTTGTAATCAGTCAATCAAAATCATAAGACCTGGCACGAAGACGGTAAGAGGTTCGGTGATTCCCGACTGGGAGCACACAGCGGATCCTGTTACTGTTACCGGCTGCTCAGTACAGCCCGCCGCCACAACCCTTTCAGAAGATGGTCGTGTGTTGGGTCTGAGCGATGGTCTGACAGTTTATGTTCCGAGCGGAACGGATGTTAAAGCCGGAGATCACATCGAAGTAGATGGCGAGACATACGAGATCAACGGTGTTCCGAGAAATTGGATATCACCCACCGGCAGAGTATCTAACATCCAGCTCAATCTCAAGAGGTATTCCGGATGACAACCAACATCAAGATCACATTCAATTCCGAAGGCTTCAGAGAGATCCTTTGCGGAGAAGGTGTTAAGAGTGTCGTATCTGATGCAACTCAGAAGATTGCATTAAATGCAAACGGCAACCTTACAAATCCCGATAGCGAAGGTTTTGAAGCTGATGTCTTCCAGGGCTCCATGATGAGTAAGTACGGTTATGGTGGTCGATGGATCGGAAGAGTGGTTGCGATGGATGCGAAAGCGTCAGCTGATGAAGCAGAGATGAAGTCATTATCGAGGGCGGTAACATGAGCAGTTTAAAAATCGACAGAAATATAGATGTTGAAGAAGAAATCAGAGTAGCATTGAGCGATTATATGAAGTGCTATGTAAGACCTCTTCCCGCCAA